GGCTATCCAGCCCGTTGAGTTTATCCACGCCAACAACCTGCCCTATATGGAGGGCAACGTTATTAAATACATAACACGCTGGCGCAGCAAAAACGGGATTGCAGACCTACGCAAAGCCAAGCACTATATAGACATGCTCATTGAGTTTGAAACATCGGGCGAGTAATCGCCCTTTTTTATTTGGAGGTAAAAATGGAAACGCCTTATTTCACAAAAGACCTCATGGGGATACTGGGGGTCACAAGCACAGAAACAATCAGGGTCGGGATTAAAAAAGGGAAAATACCGCCGCCAGATGTGCGGATTTCACAAAAAACGCGGTATTGGCACGAATCCAGCCTTATTAAAGCAGGGCTGATAACCAAAGGAAAGGCGCGTTAATCTTTATATCCAGTCAACCAATCTGCATATGCCTGCACCGCCTTACGGCGGTCATCCATAAACTCGGCACGGTTATACACCGCCCTCACCTTATTATCAGGAACGTGCGCTAGTTGACGCTCAATCGCATCGGGGTTAAAACCGTTCTCATTTGCCCATGTAGATGCTACGGTACGGAAGCCGTGACCCGTCATGCGCTTACCGTACCCAATGCGTCCTAAAAGATACAGCACCGCATTTTCTGACATTGGACGGTCTAGCCTTCTGTCATTCGGAAATACATACTTACTGCCCTTACTTCTGGCACGTAGGTTATCGAGCAATTCCATTGCCTGCCGTGGTAGTGGCACCATGTGGTCACGCCTACGCTTCATCTTGCCCGCAGGGATTCGCCACATATCCCCGTCTATCTCACCCCACTCCATCATGCGAACCTCTTGCGTTCGTGCCCAAGTAAAGGCAATCATACGGCAAGCAACAGCCGACAGGATAGCGCCTTCCAAATCCAGCCGCCGCATAAAGTCGTGCATCTCCCCTAGCTCCAAGGCTGCAAACGACTCCACTTTTGCAGCGGAAAATGCTTTCTTCGGGTCAATAGAGCTACAAGGGTTATCCTTTGCCTGCTCATGTTCAATTGCCCAATCGAATACTTGCCCAAGCCAGATGCGCACCTTGCGCACGTAAACACTCAGGCCAGCGGCATCCATCACCCTCAATACCTCAAGCACGTCAGATCGCTTCACGTCAGCTATCGGCATGGAACCCAGCTTGTGCAGCACATGGGTATCCATCGCATTGATAGCGTTCATGCGGTAACCATCAGTAATATCCTTGCGCCCTTCCCAATACTGCCCGCACGCCTGCGCCAGCGTGAGCACTTCCTTCTTCTTGGCGGGCTTCAATGATTCGCCATTCAAAAGTGCCAGCCGTAACTCATCACGCTTTTGTCGCGCATCAGCCAGACTCAGCAGTGGATACGAGCCAATGCTTGCCGTTTGTTGCTTGCCATCTACCCTGTAAGCAATCTTCCAAAGTTTGCCGCCAGCAGGTGTCACCAAAAGAAAAAGTCCATGCCCGTCAAAGAGTTTGTAGCCCTTTTCCTTGGGTTTTGCGGTCTTACATTTAGCATCCGAGAGCGAATTTGTAGGCATACTGTTGCAATCCTAAAATCTACCTACACTCACGCCTACACACTGGTTTGGGGAACGTAGGTATTGACCAATAAATCAAGTTAAATCCTGCGAAATAACGTGTAATAAGTATATGATTTATTTGGGATAAGATGCAAAAAAGCCCACAATAATTGCTTATTGTGGGCTATGACTGGCGGAGAAGGCGGGATTCACATTTTTATTAAAATCAATTACTTACATTAAAATAACACAAAATAAACCTACAATCCCGCCTACTTGCCGCGCGTACCGACTAGGGATACTACCCCAAGATAAACAAGACATATTCAAGAAATTTGAGCAAACTAAAACACATTACAAGCGCAATTATTATGCATGGAATTACGTCGTTAACGGCCTAATCCTTCTGCGCCCTCCGATATTCCCAAGGCGCGATTGCGTTCGCATCAGCCCACAACCCGCGATTACCCCGCGCAGCATCGGCTTCAGCGACTTTCAAGGGTGTACGTTTAGGCACGTACCGCTGGTACACCCACGCCATACCGCGTTCAATTTGTGCCGCGTTAACATCTAACTTGCCCACGATCAGGGTGCATAAAAGCCTACCGTAGCGGTCTTTTCCAGTGCAAGTCGCATCCACAGGTTTGTCGCGGGTAAGCTGCTCTAGCGAGCGTTTCGATTCGTGCCCATACCGCTGAGTTAATTCCGGTGCATCTATGTCTGCCAGTCGAACCTTCACAACCGTGTCGCCGCTGGTCATCCTGAGCGTGTCGCCATCGTGTACCGCTTTGACAGCCCCGCGAAACTGGATAATTTCAGCGTGTGCGATTGCCGAAAGCGTAAGAGCAAGGGATAAAGCAACGCATTTCATTTGTCACCTCCAATCGCAGGGGCTTGTGCCAATAAATCGGTTTTACGGGCAGAGCCAGCGGTGGAGCCGAACCAGAAATTGCATACCGCCGCCCAAGCTGTGCCCAATGAGCCGAGCATAATTAACAGCGCCTCAGTCGGCTTGGCTTCCATCGTCAGCATGTAATACAGCACACCGAAGAAGCCAACGGTAATCACAAACGAAAGAACCTGTGGCGTGTAGCTTTTGTTTGCGATGTGCATCTCCCGCGCCGACTTGGTGTTTTCGACATCCAGCTTGGCGAGGTCAATCTTGTTTTGTCCGAGGAACTTCTGGAACTCAATCTCAGCCTGCCGAATCGAGGTCACCTGCTCCGGCGACAGCTTGCTGTCCGATATTGCATCCGATACTGCGCTGATGGTCTTTTCCTGCACGCCCAACTTATCCGCGAGCAAGCCAATAGCCATACCCCCAAGAGGGCCGCCCAAGGCAGTGCCAATCATCGGGGCAACGCTTTTTATCCAGCTTAAATCCATGACTTACCCCCTCGATTTAAAGAAGCTACCACCGTTATTTATCTTGCGGTTTGCAACGTACAGCGATGCAGCGATAAAGAGGTAGAAAGCAAAAGGAATTGAAAACCACAGCCAGCTAATACCAATAATGCCGACCATCTTACCCAAAAAAGCAGCAAGCGCCATTGCATGAACTGCGTAAATAATCTTCATTTTTGCCCCTTTTTATGCCAGATATTTCACCCGCAGGTTGTCCAAATACTTGCCGCTAAAGTCGTATTTGCCCCACACATCGCGCCCTGAACGGTTGTAATCGTCAACCAAAATCTTGTTGTAGCCAAGGCTTTTGATAGTGTCAAAAACGCGGTCGGCTATTTCCCAAAAACGCCCTTTGGGAAAGTCAACCAAGTGGAAGTAAATCGCCCCATCGTGCAGGTCTATGTCCATGAGTTCCTTGGCTATCAGGTCACGGCAATAACGCCGCCGCGTCATTTCAGCCATGTACTCCTCCAAAGAAACCAGTTTGCAATTCAGTGCGCTTTTGCCAACCTCGAATACAAACTCACGCACCTTGGTTTCAATCACCCCGCCACCCTCAATGCACAACGGCATGAGCGCAACATCGGCAATCGCCGCCTTTTCTTTGTTGTAAATAGGTCTGGCATTGGTATAACAACTCATCACGCACCCTGCAAATTGCTTGCAATACGCCGCGCCCAACCCTTGCCGAAGCTGCTCCAGTTCGACAGGTCGGTCATAAACTGCAAACGCACACCGTTGTACTTGGCGTTGAGCGCATCAGGCACTTGCTGCCGCACCGCCGCCAGTGTTTTGGGGCCAATTACCCCGTCAGCGTTTGTACCGACCGCCTCTTGCAGCCAGCGCACCGCACGCTTAACGCCACTGTTCACCGCTGCATCAAAGACTGAATAACGCACTGCTTCCGGCAGTTCGTCAGCACGCACAGCGTCCCAATACGCAGCGCGATACACCTTTCTAGCGAACTCTTGGGGCAGTTTGCGCATCTCTCCGGTATAACCGTTGGCACGCGCCACCGCCTCGGTCACACCCCACATCGTTGCACCGCCCGTATCGTCGGCATGGTTGCTGTAACCACCCTCATGTTTCATCAGGATGGTGAACGCGGTATCAAAATTCATAGGGTTCTCCTTGGGGTTGCCGCATACTTCGGCTAATAAATCGTCTAACTCGTCTTGGGTCAAAGGTAGAGAAAACTGCACCTTGTTTACTTCGACTTCGTGGGTATCAGGTGGAATACGCATAAACTCTGCAAACTCAGCATCCGATACGGGCTTGTTGTCTAGTTCGTCATCAGTCATCATGGCATTGAGCAGGTCAGTAATATCTTGCTCAGTAGGTTCAATTAACTTGCTCACTGCGATGCTCGCAATCCATAAAACCGCAAGGTGTCCAACACTTCGCCGCGACGCTGTAAACGACGCAATGCCTGCTCCATGCGTTCGGCAATCTCTTTGCCCCGCTTGGAATTTCGACTTACACCGTAGCCATAAGTGATTGGCTCAATATCTCCGGCAGACTTGGGGCCGATGATGCTGTGCTTTTTGAGCAATGCCAGTCCCACGTCCTTGTTGACTACCACCGCGCCATTGACTCCGTATTTGCCTGTGATGAGGTTTTGGTAGCTGACCACGATGGAGGGTTCAATGATTAGCGGTATGGGTGTGAAACCCAAAGCAGTACGCTTCTCCAACACCTTCTGCGCGGTAATACTGGTGCCGCTTGGCCCATAGGCTCCAATGGTCATACCATCGAGTGTTGACACGCCCCCATAAATCCAAGGGTTGCGGCTTGTGACAAAAAAGCTGTAAGTGGTGTTGACGATTGACGGGGACAAGAAAAACAAGGCTTCCCGTTCAGGCACTTCCAACAAAATGCTAAACACAACGTCTGCATCACCATCCACTGCCAGCTTGTATGCATCTTTCCAAGCCAGCAATTCAAACGTACATTGCAACTTTGCCTCTCTGCATATCTGCCGCATGACCGAGTACATCGGCCCCTGAATCGAGCCGTTATGCAAGGTCTGAAACGGCGGGAAATCCTCAGTGACAATACGTACTGGTTGAGCAAAGACAGGCAAAGCCAATGCCAATGCCAATGAGAGTAGATACTTAATCATGGTTTGGAACCTCAAAGCAAAGGTCTTGCAGCTTTACGCTGTGCTGCTTGAGCGAAAACAAGGGTCGCCAGTAAGCCACTGCACTGCTACACCATGCGCCATCTATGTGCGTGGGCAGAACGAATGAGCGCAACACCACATAATCTGTTTTTTGGTTAATCACTACCCCGCCCTCTACTGCCACGCGATGTGTAATTGCCCCGCCTTGGTGGTAGAAAGTCCGGTAAATGGTTATCTCTTGCGTATCAGTGCCGGTAAAGCCACGGCTCTCTACTAATACGTTTGCGCCGTTTTGTTTGGTGATGGTGGTGACTGAATCGGTTGATTTAAAAGGGGCTGTACTGTCAAATGTGATGTAAAGCACAACGCCAAATAGCAAGGTACAAGCCGCACTCAGTAAGCTCCAGAATCGAATAATGAACTCAGTTTTTGCGCTCATTTTTTCGCCTCCGTAGTGACTAAAATTTCACGCTTAAAGTATTCTTTTATCCAAGTGTCACCACCTAACAGCAAAAGCCCGAATAGAAAAATTGCAGCCGCTTTAACGCTGTAGCTTATTGCATCTTTTTTCAAGCTATCCCAAAATGCTCTGCGCTCTGCCTCACGCACCTCCCGCTGTGCTTCTAGCCGTTGTCGTTCTGACTCGCGCTCACGGAACAACTCATGCTCGTCCCAATGAGCCGCAGGCTCAACATCACGCCAAGACTTTTTCAGGTCATTAGATATTTCACGCACATCAGCCGCTACTTGGTCAATCTTTGCGTTTTGCTCTTTGAAAGCGTCGCGTACCCATTGAACGCTAGTATTTCCAGCTTGTCGCCTGTCAAACGGGTCGTCACTCGGGCGCAACGTAAATTCATCTTGGTTGCTCATAGAACTACGCTCCTGAATACATCAAAGAAAATGCCGAGGATGAGCAGCCAGACCGCCATAGCCCCAACTATTACTGCCTTGATGGTGTAGATATTGCTGCTCATTTGGCGACTTTCAGGTACGAATACAAACGACTTTTGCCTCCGCAAAAGTGACCGCCTACAAAGTGCTCTAAGTAGTCGCGGTTTAATAGGTGCCCGATTTCCTTACGCACATATACGTCCCCATCGGCTTGCGCTTTGGTTATGCCAATACGCGCAACAAAGTCATCAGAGTTGGCAAAGTGTTCTTGCTTCACACCCTTGACTGCGACACTTTCGTCAGCGCCGGAGCCGAAGGTGTATATCTCAAGGTTCTTAAACGCCTCAAAATCTAAACATTGCAGCTTGTAAAGTAGGCGACTTGCGATAATCCCGCCTTGTGAGTGACCAATTACTTTTACTTTCTCGCCGTTGAGAAGTGCGTCCATGACTGCGTTATAAAGGTCAATACTAATCGGGCTGGACTGGTCTAGCGTGCGCTCAAAGACACATTCAATCAGGTCGGGCAACAGACCGTGAGTGGGGTTATGTACCACCGTAATCTGCCGCTTAAATATCTCACTCAAGCAAATAGCGTTCTGCATCGCAAGGTCAGCATCCACCGCTACCCCGTTGACGAAGAACCAATGCTCGCTTTTGTCGTAGCTCTCGCCCGTTAAAAAGAACGAAGCGCCCCTCGGAGTACCTATACCCTGCCCCGTCACCATCCCTTTGATAAGTTGGGTGGCAGTAACCGACTCGCGCAAGTAGTTCACTTCAGAATACTGCAAGCGAAAATCACCGTTTGTCGGCGCAGAACTGGCAAACAAACGGGGCAGGTATCGGGCATTTTCTGCCACTAAAAGAAGGTCGCGCAGTAGCATATTAGTAGTCCGTTTCGATATACATACTCATCAACGCCGCACCGATGACGCTGGATACACCGCCTACGGAGTAGTAAAGTTGCGGAGCAAGCAAGGTAGTTGACGCGGGTAAGTTCGTTGTAGCCGTATGTCTAAAAACAGCATCCGTAGTGAGATTGGTAAACTCAAAAGTGACTTGGCTTGAACCCGGAGGGTTAAACATTGCCAACTCATAAACCTCAGTCACATCGGCTGCACTTTTGACAATGCCCGTGTTGATTTTCGTGGCTGTAGCGGTGCCGTTTTTGTGCATTATTTGGTAGGTGGTATCGGTACTATCACAGCCCACACCAATGATGTTCGCCAACGTTGAAGGGTTAACATCGGTACTCGCTGTCACTATTGACGAGAAGCCGCAAAATCCGCGTCGAGTAGTGTTTGCAGCCGCGCCCGTAGCGGGGCCGAACCTGCACACAAAATGAAAGCCACCGAACTTTCTACCACTCGCCCCTAAAAACCACTGTGCCGCCGCGTGTCTAAATCCTGCAACCGCCGTTGTCGCAGCGGTAGTTACTTGCGCGTTGACGCGCTTCATTGACTGATGCAAATTGGTCGTGGCAACGTTCGCGGCAGTTGCCGTTCCAGTTGCGGTCATAGTAAGCCCGACAGCAGCGATAACCGCACCGTTTCCTTGTGGGTTCGCCCATGCAACTTTATTGCGGGACAAAATGGGCTGCAAACTCGAATCAAGACCGCTTGGGCCTTTAAAAGCCGCCATCATACGACCGCCCACGTTGCGCCCGAATACGCGCACTTTACCCGCTGCGGGTGCTGCTGGATTGGATTCGGTTAGCTCCAACGGGTCAGGGCTACCACCCCCACTTCCCGCTGTCCAGTTAGTTCCGTTCCAGTAAACGGGTTTAGCAAGGGTGTCACTCCAAGCCCATGCACCTTTAGCGCTATCGCCAAGGTTAGGGGCTGTTGCCCCTTCCGCTATCGCCAAGGTCGGTAATGACTTAAAGGTGAGTTGCTGCTTTGTCACGGTTAGCCTTGTATCGTTACTCGGATAGAGTTAGCCGCAGGAGCTACAGCAAAACCGAAGGTCACTTGCGTTGTGGAGGTACGCACAATGTCACACTCCACAATCTCACCCGTAGATACGAGGTAGGCTTGGCAATTAACATCAGTTGTATTCAAGCCGTGTGTAACAGCTACAGAAGTAGCACCACCAATCGTTGCTGCAAACTTGCGAACAACTACGCCAGTGTCTATCGCCACTACGTTGCCAGCAATAGAGATGCCAGTACCCGCTGTGTAGGTTGTACCTGCGCCAATTTGTGCGAAGGTAAGTGCAGTAGTGCCAAGGGTAATAGCACCGTCCGTAGTTAAGCGCCACTGGCTATCTGCGTTAACAGTACCTTCCTCGACCATAACACTCAGTCCAGCGGTTACTTCCGCAGCCGCATCAGCATCCGTGGTGCGCGTCCAAGCGCCCGAAGCAACGTTATACAAACCGTTCTCAGTAGCGGTTGTCTGGTTCTTCACCAATACACGCTCACCCGCTACAAGGCTAATACCATCAACGGTTTGAATTCCAGACAATGTGATGTTGGCTGTCGTTGCTGCACGAACTGATATCTTCCAGTCAGTACCATTTACAGCAGCGTCCACATAGTTTTTAGTAGCAGCGTCTTGTGCGCCCGTAGGTTCTGCCAAACCAGTGATGCGCTGGTTATTCATTGCCACCGCAGCGGTTGGCGCGGCAAATTGGTTCAGGGTGTACGCCTGTACCGTTGCAGCCAAATTGCTGATGGTTGCCGCTAACTGTGTACCTGTGTGGTTAGCTCTAGCGGTTGGGTCAATGTTCGCAGCCGCGCCGCGCCACATCATCTTGCCCGTTGTGGTGTTAAACCAGAACTGCCCCGTAACGGGTGTGGATGGGTCGGCTGCTAGGTTGTGCGCCTTGGCGTTTTGGATTTCGTTTTGGGAAAAATCATAAGAAACAAGAATTTTCTTGGTCATGTTACATCCTTAGTTAAGGTAAGCCTTACCCGCAAATGGGGCAGAGAATTTGAGGGTTAGAGAGTTAAGCCCGTTGTAGTGAACCTCGCCCTCCACTTGGTCGCCTGCGCTATCCGTAACGGTTACGCTTGGGTATTTATTCATGTTGTGGGTAATGCCCCACGTTGCCGCCGCTATTGCCTGCTCATGGGCGTAGTGCTTATCACCATCCACGCCATCAGCGCCAGCCGCACCCGTATCGCCCGTAGCGCCCTGCAAGCCGTAGCCTGCGGATACAACCGTGATGGCGATGGGGTTAAGGTTTGTAACGGTTACGCTCACCGCGTCACCTCTTTGCTCAACGTAACCACGCCCTGCACAATGCGCGTTACCTCGCCGCTGGCGCTCTCCACCTCCAAGTCATACAGCGCCTTGTTGAAATCCAGTAACGCCGTATCAGCCGCGCTTATCACCAAATCAAGCAAACCCGTTAGTGGTGTGATGGTTATGCGCCCGTTAGCCGTGGAAAGCTCAAGTAGTACATCTTGTGCGCTATAGTCGGCGCGTAGCTGCATACGGGCGCTGTAGCCCGTTAGGTTTAGTGCGGGTGCGCTTGCCCCTGCGCCAGCTTTAAGGGCTAGGCTGTGGCGAAATGTCGCGCCCTGCTCAATAGTGATGTAGAGGTTTGCAGCGGTCATGGGGTGGGATTAGTACTCCCGCCCATGCTAAGATGCCCTCAGTAATCCGCTAAGAGTGACAATAGCCACCCCGTATAGGCTAGACCTCGATGGTTTCCAGTGTTAGCGTTGGCGCTGCGCCCTCAATCACCCCGTTACGCACAAACGCCATTTTGCCTACCGCAACCGTAGTGCCGCGCACCCGTTGCTGGTTGCCGCCTATCCATTCCACAGTGCTTTCCCCCGTAGCCGTATGCACGAACTTAACGGTAGCGACCTGTAACGGCGCTTCTGGCAACAACTCCCGCAATGCCCTGTATAAATTGGTACTCATGCTGCCTCCAAGTGACGCTCAATAGTGACCGATTGCCTCAGTGATGGGAGTTTTGCGGATACGCTCACTGCGCGAACCCTGCCGCGCCAAGGGGTAGCAGCATTGACCTGCACCAACTGCCCCACATCTAAAATCGCAGGCTGGTTTGCACCCGTCAACACAGGCAAATCAAGCCGCACATTGTATTTAGTGCCAGCCGCGCCGAGTATGGATAGCCCACGCTGCCGCGCCGCCTCAACGCTAGTAATCAGCGGGTCAGTAACCATCGCCGCCAACTTATCCGCTGCCGTACCTGTGCGTTTGACCAGCCCCAATACGCCCTGCGTTGTGCCGCTAACATACACCGCATTGATGTCTGCCCCATCCTTGCGCTCCACGCTATCGGTAATAATTGCATCGGGCGCAAGCTCCACATCAGCCGCCCCCGCCATCCAGTCCCAAGGTGCGCCCGATAAGCCGCCCTGCCGCGCACCGTAGGGATGCCGCGCCAGCAGCCTAGCATCGCTCCTGTGGCTCTGCAAATAACCCCCTGCCGCCTGCGTTATGGCTTGCACCGCATCCAGTGGCGTTCCTTGGTTATTCCACGCATTCGCAGGCACTAGCCAATCAGTCATGCCCCAATCCAGCGTAACGCCCGTATTGGTAAGCGCCTCTCCCGCCAACTGCTGCGCCTGCCGCGCATCCGTATTGCTCCGTGTCGCCACCCGCATATAGGGTGCGCTTATTAGCGCCGTAACGCTCCTGCCGCTAATGTTTACGCCCGCCTTGCCAAAGCTGCTGCTCCTGCTAATGCTATCCACCGCAAACACAAACGGTATGCCATCCAGCGTTAGCTTCACCCGCGCAGGCAAGCCGCCAGTAGGGGCTAACATATCAAACAGGCTGGTGTGTCCGTTAGCGGAAAAGCTCCAGCAGAAACTACCCGAATCAGCCGATACGGTAGCCTCAAAAATCGGCAACTCCGTTAAATCTGGCAATCGTTGTGCAATGATGGTGTGGCTCGTCATGTAAAACCTCGCGGGTAATATGTAAAGTGTCGCCTGTGGCTTTTCAGGGTTTATATAAACGCCCCCAAATAGCAGGCTTGCATTAGTAGCGGGTGGGTACTGAAACAATAAATGGGTATCCACCGATTCTTTAGGCTTGGGCACTGGTGGCTTCGGCTTTGGCTCTGGTGGCTTACCCTGCCCCGCTTTGCCAAGCCCCGCCAATATCCAGCCCGATACCAGCGAGTTGTAGCCTTGGTTTGCAATACCCTTGCCGATGCTGCCGCCACGTATAGTTAGCTTGGGAACACCTAGCTGCCAATCCTGCCCCCTGCTTTGCACCTTAAAAATACCCGCTTGCATACCCGATGCCGCAAAGTTACGTGCGGGTACAGCGGTTGTGTGCTTTGCCGCCCTGCCTGTGTCAACAAACTTGGCAACCTCACTTCGGGTATTGGTTGCCGCTGTGCGCCCGTCAGCCAGCGTGTGCTTTGCCACTGTTTCAGGCAACCTCGGCAACGATGCCTTGGTGCTATCAGTCTGCTCCAATGAGCCAAACTTGGCAGGTTGCCACGAAGGGTCGGCTTTCAATTCCGACCCTTTGCTTTTGCCCCACTCGGTATTACTGTCGCTGGTGCGAGAAATCGCCGCTTGCTGCCCCGATAGGTAGCGCGAATCAAGGTAAGGTGTCACTCGGTTGTCGTAGTAAACACCAGCCTTGACCGAAACGCCACCCACCACAGCACCAACATAGGCGCGTATAGGTTGCGAAACGAACGCTTGTGCATTGACCCCGCCTACCGCAACGGCAATGCTCACGCGCCGCTTTGGTGCGTTAAATGAACCACCGCCAAAGACCAAATCAGGACTGGTTAATGGCGAATCTTGGAATACTAAGTTAGCATCGTTCGGTGCAGCCTGATTCGAGAACCCGAAAGTTAAATCCCCATCCTCTACGGGCGGGTCTTGAAAAAGGAGGTTCGGGTCAATGTCAATGTCAGCCATTTATTGCTCGGCAATAGAACACGACAATAATTGCAACTCACCGCCGCCGTACACTTTGGTGTCAGACAATACCACTGGACTGCTACCGCCTACAACGCCCACCTCCAAGTCCATAATACCGCCCTCAGCGCCATCAAAGAACCGCGCCCAACCGATAACGCCCGAACGGATACATTGGACTTCTCGCGGGGTAGTGATGGTTAGCGTAGCCGCGCCATCAACCACACCCACAACCCCCGCAGGGGTAGCCAGTGCGATAGATGCCAGTAGTGTTTGCGTAGTGGGTAGCTCAGGCTTGGCAGGTGGGGTGCCAGCGTAGAAGTCAATCCGCTTACCCTCATTGATGAGGGTAAGAAGCGCAGATAACCGCGCTTGCCTTGCCGCCATAGACAAGATGCTGAACATGGTTAGACCTTGGGTATGGCTTGCTGTGCTTGCATCAACAGGCTAACGCCTTGCTCGTTCTTTTCTGTAGGGTCGCCGCCCGATAGGATGCACTGCACCAA